CTTGAAAAACTAAAAGCTGAGATTGCGAAGCTCAAGGGAGATGATGGCAATGAAAATGACCAGGGCGTAGATAATTTCAAAGACGCTTTAAGCGGCAAAGTGTCGGAGGTGTGGGGCGATGGCTCTTAAAGTAACGACGTTTAAATTTGAGACATTCTCTAAAAAGCAACTCCAAGTCCTTACGTGGTGGTTGCCTAATTCTCCAGTTCATGACAAGGATATGATTATCGCGGACGGCTCTGTCCGGTCAGGTAAGACTATTTCCATGTCACTGTCATATGTCCAATGGTCAATGGATTTGTTCGATAGCGAGAACTTCGGTATGTCTGGTAAAACTATCGGGTCATTTCGCCGCAATGTGCTGGCTCCACTTAAAAGAATGTTGAAGGCGCTTAAGTATCGTGTCAAAGACCATCGCGCCGACAACATGATTGAAATAAGCCGGGGCGGGAAAACAAATTTTTATTATATCTTTGGCGGCAAGGATGAGCGTAGCCAGGACTTGATTCAGGGTATTACGTTAGCTGGTATGCTTTTTGACGAAGTAGCTTTGATGCCTGAAAGCTTTGTGAATCAGGCCACGGCACGTTGCTCGGTTAATGGTGCTAAACTTTGGTTCAACTGCAATCCAGAGGGGCCATATCATTGGTTTAATGCCGAGTACATTGAAAAAGCCGACGAAAAGAATGCCGTCTATTTGCATTTTACAATGGATGATAATTTGAGTTTGTCAGATCCCGTTAAAAACCGTTACAAGCGAATGTATTCAGGAATTTTCTATAAAAGATATATTCTTGGCTTGTGGGTTATGGCTGCGGGCGCGATTTATGATATGTTTGATGCTGCGAAACATGTTATTAGCGAATTGCCCAAAAGCTTTGACCGGCTGTGGGTGTCGAGTGACTACGGAACCAGTAATGCTACTGTATTTTTGCTACAGGGGCGAGTGGGAAATAAGTATTATACTATTCGGGAGTATTATTACGACAGCAAGAAAGTCGGTAAGCAAAAAACAGATGCTGAGTATTCTTCGGACCTAAAACAATTTTTAGCAGATGCAAAGAGCATTATAGGAATTAGGCGAGTTCCGATTATTGTTGATCCGAGCGCGGCCAGTTTTATAACGCAGCTACGAAAAGACGGATTCAATGTCAAGGAAGCGGATAACTCAGTGCTGGATGGTATTCGCTATGTGGCTAGTTTGTTGTCGGATCTCCGCTATTTTATTTATAAATCTTGTATAAATACAATCAAAGAAAAAAGCGCTTATATCTGGGACGAAAAGGCACAGCATTCCCGTGGCGAGGACAAACCGATAAAGCAGAATGACCATGCGAGTGATGCTGAACGCTATGGGCTTTATACTATCCAGACAATACGCAGTTGGGAGGGAGTAACTTCATAATGGCAGATAGGCAAGACGGATACTTAAATACAGTTATTGGCCATGGGATGAAAAACAAAGATCCTTCGGCCAATTTTTCTTTTTCGCCTGGTCCAATACTAACAGACCAGATGTTGAGCGATTTATTTATGGGGAATGCCATTGCCCGGAAGATAGTTAGTCTGCCGGCGGATGAGGCCGTAAAAAATTGGATTACAGTTGAAGGTGATGAAGAGGCTGGACTGGCTCTTCAAATGTTGGATGATTTGAATGCCGAAGCACATTTTGCGAATGCACTCAGATGGTCCCGTCTTTACGGCGGTTGTGTTATCTTACTTGTGGCCGATGATGGTGGTTTACTTGATGAACCACTGAATGAAAATAAATTGCAATCGATTCAAGAACTTCGGGTATATGACAAAACGCAGGTGTTTTGGAATGACGCCGTTTTGTATGAAGATCCCCGAAATATGCAGTATGGAAAAGCACAATATTATCAAATTACGCCTGCCTGTGGTATGCCGTTTTTGGTACATGAAAGTCGGTTGTTATTATTTCCCGGTGATCCGCTGCCTGATCTTTATCGCCTTAGATATCAGGGGTGGGGACTGCCTTCGCTTCAGGGACTATGGGATGAACTATTAAACAATGGTCATGCTCAAAGCCTTGCACTAAAAATTATGGAGCGAATGAGCCAGGCCATTTTAAAGCTCGACGGGTTACTCGAAAATCTAACCACCCAAGAGGGCGAGGGTGAAGTCAAAAAGAGGCTGGAATTGATCGATACGGCCCGGTCGATTATGAATACAATAGCCATTGATGCAAAAGACGAATTCGAGGTTAAAAGCATGTCTTTGACGCAAATACCGGAACTACTGGACAGCTTTGGCCTTGCAGTGTCGGCGGTGGCCAATATTCCTTTTACTGTACTCTTTGGTCGCAGTCCAGCCGGAATGAATGCAACGGGCGAAAGCGACTTAGAAGGCTGGTATGGTTATGTTGGACAAATTCAAAAACGCCAGGCGAAATCTCCGTTGGATCGGCTGGTTAGACTGTTGATGCTTTCAAAACAAGGCTTGTTCAAAGGCCGCCAGCCCGAAAAATGGGCGGTGAAGTTTAACCCGTTATGGGTGCCGAGCGAGAAAGAACAGGCTGAGACTGAAAAATTCAAGGCAGAAACAGATAAAACAAAAGCCGAGGAGCGTCAGGTTTATGTTGGCATGTCCGCGCTCGATCCGTCAGAAGTACGCCAAAAGCTGGCCGATGAAGGTGAATATGAAATTGATCTTTCGTTGAAACCAGTAGATCCTACACCGGAGGAAATACCAAAGGAAGAAATAAATCCGGAGGAGCCCGTTAATGTCACAGAAGCAGCGTAGATTTGTTGCGAAACGCCGCTGGCTTTATCCTGTGGGCTTGGAGCGAGAGTATCAGCGATTTGCTAAGCGGCTTGTTAAGGCACTTCTCGAAGCCGGAAAAGAGGAATTGGCTTCCCTGCAAAGGCTGGCAACATATAGCACGATTAAAACTGATGGAGTAAGCGCGGATATCATCACCATAATGCAGGCCGTCCGAAAACGGTTTGGTTCCAAGATCAGCGACATGCAAATGGAAGCCGAAATACGCCGCCTTGCCAAGTTGACCGACGACTATAACAGTAAGCAGTTTCAGGCCGCTATAAGGTCAGCGCTACAGGTTGATATTTTTCAGCATGAGCCTTGGTTGCAAGAGTTGACTAATATGTGGGTGGCTGAAAACGTAAGGCTTATAAAAAGCATTCCGGAACAATTTTTCGGCGATGTGGAGGGCATTGTTAATCGGGGGTTAATGGATGGAAGCCTTGGCAGTGAAATGGGCGACGACATTAAACGTGTTTATGAGGTGACGGATCGCCGGTCGCAGCTGATCGCCAGGGACCAGGTTGGAAAGCTCAACGGCGATTTAACCAAGTATCGGCAGACAGGTGTGGGGATTGAATCATATGTGTGGAGTACATCGAAGGATTCAAGGGTTAGGCCGCAACATTCTGCAAGGGAAGGCAAAGAGTATAAGTGGATTGGCCCACCTCCTGGGGGCCACCCGGGGAAAGCAATTTATTGTCGATGCGTGGCTTTGCCGGTGATTGATCTGGATAAGATACAATATGTCGGGATGCCGGGGAGGAGGTGAGTAAATTGCAAGTAGAACGCTATGACCGCTTTCAAATAAGAGCCACTAAAACACCGGAGGGATTCATACAGGATAGCCCGGTAATAGGCAGAGTAGGAATATTAGAGTATCGAAATGTGGATGGCAGTATACGGCGAGAATTTAGGCCGCCAGAAGAGGCATTCCACCCCGACAGTTTGGCAAGCCTTAAAGGTAAGCCTGTTACGGTTGGGCATCCCGGTATAGTTCGTGCCGATAATATTAAAACGGTTCAGCCTATTGGGACGGTACTAAGTGAAGGTATACCCGATGGAAGTAATTTACGTGCTCCTATGGTTATATACAATCTTGATACTCCCAATAGAGAATTATCATGCGGTTACAGCTTAGATACTGAGGAAACGCCAGGAGAGTGGGAAGGGCAAAGGTATGATGCGGTTCAAAGGAATATTAGGTATAATCATGTTGCTGTGGTGCCGAAAGGCCGCGCTGGTCCGCTGGCCAGGCTTAACATGGATGGTAACCAGGATTATTATGATGAGGAGGACGATAAACCAATGGGGAAAATCAGATTAGATAACGGTATTGAGTACGAGGCCGCGCCTGAGGTCATTGTTGCCTTTGATGAATTACGTAAAAGCAATTCTGAACTCGAAGATAAAAACAAAGACCTTGAGAAGAAGGTTGATACTACCGAGGCAGAAAGGGACACGCTCAAAGCCGATAAAGGAAAATTCGAGGAACAACTGAAAGCCAAAGATAAAGAACACGCTGACGGTTTACACGAGGCCGTAAAACAGCGTGTTTCTCTTTTGTCGGTGGCTGAAAAACATAAAATCGAAAAGGCCGATGAAATGGCAGAGCGGGAGATCAAAGAAGCGGTTGTTAAGGCGGTACGCGGCGACGGCATGGACCTTAGCCAGAAATCGGATGAGTATGTTAATGCGGCGTTCGATATGGTTAAGGAAGATACCGCAATGCGGGATGATGCGATGAGTAAACAACGTAAAGCCATTAACAATCCAGCGGATCAGGAACGAAAAGACGAAGCGCCTTCCAGCTCCACAGAAGCCCGGCAGCGCATGATCGAAAATCAGCAAAATGCATTTAAGGGAGGTAAAGAATAATGCAAACATCCTATAGCCAATATATGGACGAGGCCATTGTCGGCACGTTATATGATATTTCACCCCGTACAATTGATTCCAAAGTTGCGGAAACGGCCATAGGCCTTGGTTTTGGCCTAATTGCCGGTACTGATCCGGAAATACAGGCAAAGGTTCCTTCTGCGACTTTTAGTACAGGCTTTCTCGGTGTGGCCTTATTACAAGCCAAGGAACAGGACTCTGACGGCAAGGTTATATATGCTGCGGAAAACACTGTGCCGGTTCTCAGAAAAGGCCGTGCATGGGTGCCTTTTATTAGCGGTTATGCAATTACCGCTGAAACTGCCGCCTATCTTATTTGCACTGGTGATAATGCCGGTCAATGGACAAACGCCGCTGGAGCCACTGCGTTGGCCGCATTAACCACACCGGTTGTTACTGTTGCGGTTACCGGTGCTAAGTTTATTACTTCTAATACATCAACAACCGGCGGCCTTGTTGCCATCGAGTTGTCTTAAGAGGAGGAATTCGGTAAATGAAAAACGAACAAAGATACGATGAAAGGGATTATGCCGCGATTCAGTCAGGGTATAATCTCGATGCGAATGAAAGCTTGTTTTTTGCTCGTGAACTTGAATATATTAAGACAAAAGCTTACGAAAAACAATTTGCTGAATTAACGGCAACTAAAAATATACCCGTATCGAATGAAGCGGATCCTGGAGCAGAAGTTATTACCTGCCATATGTATGAGCCTACAGGTATGGCTAAAATTATTTCTAATTATTCAACGGATTTGCCGCGGGCTGATTCGAAGGGGAAGCCTTATAGTGCGACAGTAAAAGGCATTGGCAATTCCTTTGGGTATAGTATTCAGGATGTTAGAGCTGCAAGAAAGGCAGGAAAGCCTCTTGAACAGCGCAAAGCGAATGCTGCCCGTATGGCAAATGACCAAACTGTAAATAAAATTGCTTATTTTGGTGACGAGGAAAACGGCCTTGTTGGTCTATTTACCCATCCCAATGTAACTGTTTATACCTTAACGGCGGATGGAACTGATAGCAGTACAAAACTTGAAAACAAGACGGGTAAGCAAATCATTCGAGATCTTAACGCTATCACCAACAAGGTTGTAACTTTGACCAAAGGGGTTGAAAAGCCGGATACCATGTTAATGCCACATGGCACTTATTCGTATTTGGCGAGTACTCCCTGGTCTGATAATTCGGATACAACCATCTTGAAGTATTTCTTAGATAACAACCCATACATTAAGCAAGTCTTGCCGACACCGGAATGTGAAGGAGCTGGCACCGATGGTGCTGATTTGCTTTTTGTGTACAAGAAAGATCCCGATAAAGTTACCCTGGAAATACCGCAGATGTATGAGCAGTTCGCGCCGCAGCCGAAAGGTTTGGAATATGTAATTCCATGCCATTCTCGTTGTGCGGGTGTAATTTTCCATTTCCCGCTGTCTGCAATTAAGGCTTCAGGAATATAAGGAGGACGTATAAATGGGTATGACTATAGTAACAGCGAAAATCCGCAATAACGGCAGCATGATTTATTGTCTTGGGGATACAAACCTAATCCCTGGGGCGGAAGCGCAAGAGGTTAATTCGTCTTATCTTGAGCATCCCGAAGTCAAGGCTGCCGTTGAAAAGGGTCACCTGACTGTCATTGAAGGTGGACAGTCTACTGAAAGTACTGAGGGGACAACGGATGCTGCGGCAAGTACCGAAGAAATTGCTGACACGAAAAAGAGTAAGTAGTTATGGATGTGCTAACTGTTTTTCGGGCGCTTGTTCCGGAGTTTTCCTCGAAAACTGATGATGAAGTCAATACCATGATTGAACTGGCCAAACCGCATGTATCAGCGTCGCGGTTTGGCTCTTTCTATGCCCAGGCAGTTGCTAACTATGCCGCCCACCTCTTTGCTATGCAGGGCTTAATTGCCGAAACTGGCGGCGCCGGTGTCACGGGTATAGTAACCAAGGAGAAAGTCGGGGATATTGAAAAGGAATATGCTAGCCCTGCCAACGTAGATTATAATAACCCATTAGATCGAACTATCTATGGACAAGAGTTTCAAGCATTGGCCAGAAAGTGCATTGTGCCTGGCTTGACCAGGATGAGGTGATTGCGTGGGAAAGTATGGTGTAACCGACATTGACAAAGGCTGGTCCGGTATTTTGCGGGAATTAAAGCAGGCGGATGGCATGGTTGTTGATGTTGGAGTGCAGGCTGGCGAAACATCGGAAGACGGTCAGGATATGGCAATGATCGCGGCCTATAATGAGTTCGGTACCGATCAAATACCGGAACGGGCCTTTACGAGGCGGTCTTTTGATGAGAATCTTAATGAGCTTGATAGTTTTATGCAAGGGGCTTTAAAAAGAGTCGTCTTGCGGAAACTGTCAGCGTCCCAAGCACTTGAGTTGACCGGGCAGAAGATGACGGGCATCATTCAGCGTAAAATTGTTGACGGTCCATGGACGGCCAATGCTCCGGTTACCATCCGACGGAAAGGAAGCGATCGTCCTCTTATTGATACGGGACGCCTGCGGCAATCCATTAGGCATATTGTGAGGAGAAAGTCATGATAAGTAGTTTCTTTAAAACTCAAACGGTGCAACGGTGCGCGGCTGGTCAGTATGTAAAAGGCAAGTGGCATGAAGGGGACGAAACCGAGCTATCCATAAAGGCAAGTGTTCAACCGGCGACAATTAAAGAAATGGAAGCGTTGCCGGAAGGCCGCCGTACCGGCTCAGTGATTAAAATCTACTCAGACACATTGCTGCAGTCAGCCATGCAGGGTGAGGATGAACAGGAGCCGACTAGTCCGGACACACTTACTTGGGCGGGAGCTGAGTGGGAGGTAGTAGCTTGTTCGCCGCCGTACCAGGATGGAAAGCTTAAGTACTATAAAGCCTTTGCGGTAGAGGTGACCGAAGGTGATTAGTGAGGATTTTATACAATCAATGCTTGTCGAGCTTTTAGGCTGTACCGTTATATGGGCTAGGCAAAACGGACCTAAGCCGAAAAAACCTTTTGCAGTGCTTCGGCTTTATGCTTACCGCAGGGATGGGCTAGACGAAGAGCGGTTCACTAGTACCCAGGGTGTGGTAGAAGTTCGGGGTGATCGGGTGGCGACGCTGGAAGTACAGTATTTCGGAGATAATGCCCAACAAATGCTTATAGAATTGGAGCAATCGCTCCAAAGGCCAACTATCGTCGAACGATGTTTCGGTGCTTGTGTGGCCTTTTTTGATGTGAAAAATATCCAGGATTTAACCGGATTATTGGACGCTGCGACCTATGAGGAACGGGCGTCCATTGATTTTTCCGTCCGATTTGTCGTCTCTACGACTGACGAAACAGGCTATATTGATAAAATTACCATTAATGCCGATGGTACAAATTTTACTGTAGGGGAGGATGAAAATGGCTAATATATCCCGCATAGCGAATGTATCAATCAGCCTGGATACTACGCCGGTATCAGAAGAAGGATTCAGTACGCTTTTAGTGGTCGGTTATCACCCGTATTCGCTTACTCGTATGCTTACTTATACAGACGTGGATTCCATGGTTGATGATGGTTTTTCGACAGATGACCTGCTATATGTGGCAGTTAGTAACGGTTTTGACCAGACGCCGCGTCCATCTGAAATTAAAGTAGGTCGCCGCCAGGTGGATGGGGTGAAGATCGGTGTCAAAACAGTGAGCAATGAAGGCACGTATAAGGTCACGGTTAAGGCGAAAGTTAATGGCAGCACCAAAACCACCGCTTATTCATATACGGGCGACGATAGCGCGACTACTGCTGAAATACTGGCAGGGTTACAAGAGCAATTTTCGGCTGATACTGCTTCGGTGCTTAACGTGACTGTATCTGATGATCAATTGGTATTGTCCAACAAGACGGCAGGAACTGCGTTTACTGTGGCGGTATCAACTATGCTAGAAATCGCTGAATTTGTGGAAGGCAGCGAAACGATTGCTGAGACTATGGCGGCAATTAAGAAAGAAGATAGCGACTGGTATGGCTGGGCGCTCACAAGCCGGACGTCAGCCGACATCATGGCTGCTGCTGCGTGGACAGAAACGCAAACCAAATTATTTGGTACAGCGATTGCCGAAGAAGACGCAATAGATGCTTCTGTGGATACGGATACTGGCAGCAAACTGATGGCAAAAAGCTACTATCGGACACATTGGTGGTATCATGAGGATGCGGCTACCGAATATCCGGAAGTGGCTATAGCGGCGCGGTGCTTTTCCATTGATCCAGGTGGTGAGACTTGGGCCAATAAGAAACTTAGCGGCATAACAGTCGACACTTTGAGCGAAACCGAATATAACGCCGTTACGGGGAAAAACGGGAACACCTTTGAAAAATTCCGTAGTACGACCATTACCCAAAACGGCAAAGTAGCTGCGGGGGAATGGATTGACGTTATTCGTTTCCGCGACTGGTTGCAGGAAGAAATCGCGACAAATATTTTCACTCAGATGGTTAATAGCGATAAGATCCCGTATACGGACGCCGGTATTGCGATTATTGAAGCACAAATTCGCAAGGCACTGGTTGAGGGTCAGACCAATGGCGGCATTGCACCAACCGAGTATGACGATGACAACGATGAAAACCCCGGATTTACTATCAGCGTGCCGCTTAACTATGACGTTAGCACAACGGATAAATCAAATCGTGAGCTGAACGATGTAAGTTTTACGGCGCGACTGGCCGGGGCAATTCATGTTGTCAATGTAACCGGTTCATTAACTTATGAGAGCCTGGCGTAAGGAGGCGAAATAATTGAGTACAAAAACATATAATCCAAAGAAAGTCATTATTACTTTTGGCGGGGTGGAAATAAAGGGTTTCACTGAGGATTCAATCATTGAAGTTGAACCGCTCGGGGAAGGAACTAAGTCAGTTATTGGCTGCGATGGTGGAGTAACTAGAAGCATCGATCCCGATACCCGCTGCAAAGTGACGGTAAAACTTAAAGCGTCCAGTTCCAGTAATGATTATCTAAGTACCATATATGCAGCTGATCAAAGTACCGGCGGAGGTATCTTACCAATCTCCATGAAAGACCTTAGCGGAACTACAACGTTTGCCGCTACTCAGGCGTGGGTTACAAATTATCCAAAAGTCAGCCGTGAGAAAGAGGCCAAGGAAAACGAGTGGGTTTTTGAAACCGGAGCGGCTACGCTGTTTGTAGGAGGTAATAGTTAATGTTTGATGGTGGAAAAATTACGGAATATCGACAGGGCAGCGATACATTTTATATTCGCCCTATGAATCCATTTTTGGCCTTGCGTCTTTTAGGTGATCTGCAAAAACTTGTCTCGCCGGTTATAGGTAATGTGTTTTCGGCTTTGGATGGCGAATCGCCTAAGAAGAAGGATGATGAATTTGTAAGCCCGGATGATAATGATTCCGGCGAGGTCGATGAAAAGCAGCGTAAGGACAATAATAGTGTTTTAAATAAAAAGCTGGATATGCAGGCTGTCGAAAAAGCGTTTGCCGCGCTGGCTGAGCATGTTGATGGACTGAAGCTTGAAAAGATGTGCGCCCGGATACTGGACAAGGATTATGTTTCTGTCAGTATCGCTGGCCGGGAAGTTAGTCGGTTGGGAGAGGCGCAAATTAATGAACTGTTTACCGGCAATATTTCTGGAATGTTAATGCTGATTGTGGAAGTCCTTATGGTTAACTACGGGGATTTTACGCAGCTCTTCAAGAGCCTCTCTGGGAAAGCCGTGGCCTTGAAGAGAACAAAATAAAAGTTCCCGGTAAGATCCATCCGAAACTATCGGAGGAGCTTTTAATTTGGCGGCCGATCCTGGCCGGAAAATGCACCCTGACTGAAGTAAAAGTCGGGGTGTATTCTTTGGCCGACTTATTGAAGATTAACGCTTTGCTTGATATGCAGGACGATATTCAACGAGCTAATATGCCGAAGGTAAAGGAGGGTAGCAGATGACGGTTCGTGAGCTATTCGTAAGAATGGGTTTTACTTTTGATGAGGCAAAAGCTAAACAAGCTGAAAGCACAATTGAGGGGATACGAGAAAAGGCCAGCGGCCTGGTTACTACCATTGCCGGGATTGGCGCTGCTATTGGCGTGGCTTTCGGCATTCATGAAATATCACAAATTGCCGATGAGTGGACAAGCATGGAGGCACGCGTTGGCCTGGTGACAAAAAGCGCCGAAGAACAAGCACAAGTTTTAGAATCCATTTATGATATTTCGAATCGTACTCGGCAGGAATATACTGCGACTGCTGACCTATACCAGAAACTTGGGCGAAGTTCGAAAGAATTTGGGGCCACGCAGGATCAGATTTTGGCGGTTGTGGAAACTGTAAATGAAGGTCTTGTCGTTGGCGGTGCCAGTACGCAAGAAGCGAAAGCAACTATCCTTCAATTGGGGCAAGCTCTTTCGTCCGGTAGATTGCAAGGGGATGAATTAAAATCCTTGGATGAAAATGCGTCCATGTTGATGCAGGAGGTTGCCAAGGCTTACGGTACGACCATAGGTAACCTGAAACAAATGGGCGCAGAAGGAAAGTTGACCAGCGAAGGTGTTTTCAATGCGATTCTCAAAGCTAAAGGCGCGATGGACACACAGTTTGAAAAAATGCCACTAACTATTGGCCAGGCCATACAGGTGTCCAAAAACAAATTTGGCAGATTCATTTCCGATATTGGTAAAGAAACTGGTGGTTTTAAGGCTGCAGCCAGTGGTATTGACTGGGTAGTAGATAGGCTGGATAGTGGCGTGCGGCGTGTGGTTAAAGCGTTGGGTGGCTGGAATCAAGTTTTTAAATTAGCTGGCTTGCTTATGCTCGCTTTTGGCGCTGGAATGGTAGCTCTTAAATGGGGAGCAATTACGTCAGGTATTCGCGCAGTCGCTGTAGCCCTCCGAACATTCGTGGTGTCCAATCCTTATGTGTTAGCGATAGCGGCAGCAGTAGCCATATTAGCTTTGGCACTAGAAGATGTATATACCTGGATAGAAGGCGGCGACTCGCTGATCGGTGAATTTATCGGGCCATGGGATGAGTTTAAGAGTCAGGCTAGCCAGTATATAACGCCGCTACTTGATGGCTTAAGTCGACTATGGGAAGGAATACAGCAAAACATTATACCTTTGCTTTACGTTCTGAAAGATGCAATAGTGGAAACTTTTTATGCGTTTATAGCGGTTGCTTCGCCGGTTATAGGATGGGTAATCGATCAGTTCTTGGAACTGACCAATAATGGTCAAGTGCTTTTCGATATACTATTAGCTGCTTGGAATGGCATGATTAACGGGATTATCCTGGCTTTGCAGTTTTTAACTCAAATCTTCACGGGTGAATGGGGTGCTGCAATTGATACGGCAATTCAATTCCTAAACAACCTTTTGACTACGGCTATATCAATCATGCAGCAAATTGGGCAGGCCATTGCCAACTATGTCCTTAATAAACTTGGTTGGGCAGGACAAATGATAGCGAAGTTTGCGGGGCTTGACCTTTCTCAGACTGTCAGCCTCCAGAATGCGGCAGGAGCGGGCCGTGGCGGTGGCGTCATGAATCAACAGATAGATGTCAATGTGACTGTTCCTCCAGGTACTCCTACTCAACAGGCCTCTTTCTTACAGGGAACTGCTGAAAATTCCTATGGCGATGCATATAGTCAACTCGGTACTAATTTGTCCTTCGGTCCAGGGATGGGATAAAGGAGGAATGACAGATGGCAGATCAGGCGGCGGTATTATTTTCTGCTCCTAAACAGCCGACGCAAATAGGCGTGATTGAATGCGATGTACTGGTTGAACAGGAATATACTCTTTCTAGTGAAGTGACGGAACATCCGGTCGAGGACGGCTTTGTTGTAGCAGACCATATTATTAAACAGCCGCTGAAATTATCCATGGTTATCGCAGTCTCCAATTCTCCTGTTACTTGGTATACTCGCTTTGGGGGAAATAGCCCAGACTTAATACCGTCAGTAATAGCGCAGTTGGAGCAGATTTATAATGATGGTCAGCCAATCACAATCGTCACGTCCACCAAAATTTATGAAAACATGGTGATGACCGAGGCAAAAATTCCTCGAAATACTGAAAATGGCCGGATAGTAAAAATACCACTGGAGTTTACGAAGATCCGCAAGGTGGTTGTTAAAACCGTCGATATTTCGGAAGACTACGTGGATTCGTTGACGGCGGGAAAAGCCGGTGAGACGGAAAAGGACGCGGGAACGGCCACCCAAACGGATATTGGAACGGGGAGCAGTGATAGTAGTTCTAGCAGCGACAGCACAACCCAAACTACTGCAACAAAAAGTAAATCAATTATGAAAGGGATATTTGGCTCATGATAAAAATCACACTTTCTGACGCGAATGATTTTCTTCTTTCTGTTACGTTGGATAGTGAGTCTTTCAAACTGCGCTTTTCCTGGAATGATACTGCATCTTTTTGGACGATGGGAATTCGGGATGAGGATAACACGTCCATTATCGAGGGAATCCGCTGTGTCCCCAATTATCCGATGCTTGCTCAGTATAGAAGGCCAACGTTACCGAAAGGTGAGCTGATATGTATTGTGATGGACGATACAAAGACAGATATATGCCGGGATGATTTTGTGGATAGCAAGGCATACCTGGTATATATTCCGGAGGATGAACTAGATGGCGCAGTTTAATAGGCTTGCAAGATTAACGGTAGGCCAGCCTAGTGGCGATGGGGTTGTTATTGAAGGGCTGAAAATAACCTTTGATATTGATAAAGACCTAACCCAGCATACCAATAAAAGTAATGTAAAAGTATATAATTTGGCTTCGGCCACCCGGGCTAAAATGGAAAGACCGGACAGTATATGTATTCTGGAAGTTGGTTATTCGGAGGATGTTGGACTAAGGCGGATCTTTTGCGGGGCTATTATTCAGAGCTGGACTAGTAATGACGGGCCGGATGCCGTAACGGAACTGACACTTTCAGATGGACAGGTCGCAATTCGGGACAGTGTTCTTTCTGTTGGTTATTCGGTTGGAGTAAATGGCAGTAAAATAGCAAATGACATAGCCGGTCAAATGGGGCTAGTCACTCGTATTGGCTCAGATGTGAGTTTTTCGGATTATCCGAATGGGTTTTCATTCGCGGGTTATGCACGAACGGCTCTAGGGAAAATTTGCGACGCTGCCGGTGCAACATGGTCTATACAAAACAACGAACTACAAATCATTATGGGGGGCGGTACTACAGGTATTCGCGCCCTAGTTTTTTCTGCTGAAAGCGGTCTGGTTGGTAGTCCGGAGCGAATTGTCAAAGGTGTTAAACGAGCGGATTCGTCAACGGCTTCAGCCAAAAAGAAGAAACGCAAAAAAAGTAAGAAAGAAACAAAAGAGAAAAAGGCCGGCTGGAAGATTAAAACCTTGTTGGCACCGACTGTAAACCCCGGCGATGCGGTGAGAGTGGAGAGTACTACGGTGACAGGGTGGTTTCGTGTGGAGTCGTTAAAACATAATGGCGATACTCACGGCAAGGACTGGTATACCGAGCATGAGCTTATTGAGGTGATCTTGGATTGAATCAAAATGAAGTAGTTGACTCTCTTGTGGCCATGACAAAAAATGAGATAGCCAATATTCATACTGCTGCACCTGGAACCATCCTATCGTATGATTCGGATACCGGTCTTGCCAG